TTTGTAAAAATCTAAACATTTTATCTTCAGCATCACCAGATAGTTTTGCACCCTTTAGGGTTACCACATATCTTGGAACTGCTTTGTTTTCAAAATAATCAATATTGTATTGGGATGCTAGTTGATCTCCAATTAAAGATGGCATTGCTGCAACAATATCTGGAATACCATAAAATGTATTTAAAGGAGAGTATTCTTTAAGATGAATAATCTCATTTGGCCTTGGGTCTGTACCCATAGGGTTTGGATTTTTTGCTCCAAAGTTTCTAAAGTAAACTACCTTTTGACCAATAATTTGAATAAATCCATCACGTAAACGACGTACACGGACAGTGGTTGCTGGAATATGTCCAACATATCCAATATCTCCAGCCACAGTTCTACCTACTTCAATAAATCCATTGCCAGTTGCTTGAAGGTCTGTGTAAACCTTTTCCATAGTTTTTGTAAAACTATCATCATCATTTAAACTTTCTAGCCAATCACGTAATTGTATTTTTGCTCTTTCAATCCGATTACGAGCACGATCTACCGCTGCTTGGTCCTCATTCATTTCAAACCTTAGCATTGTTCTATCTGAAATATCAAAACGGTAGCCAAGACCAACAACGTTTTCTACCTTAGCGTCAATAGCAGCATGATTAGCAAATGATGTGTCATAAAAGTTAGCCAATTCATACATATTGTATGGAGGAGTAATTACATCAAACAGTCCGTAGCCATTTCTATATACCGTGCCAGGATTGATTTGTTTTGAACTTGCGTCTACTCCTGAAGGTGTAACATTTGCTGCATTTAAATATGCTTGGTTTGTTTCTGGACTAATATATTTTGAAAGATTACGGGTTGTTCTACGACGAAAGTTTTGATCTAGTCCAGCATAATCTTTTAAATCATCCCAACTTTTATTAAATGGATCTTGATGCTTAAAAGGATTTTCTTCTCTACTTTGTGTATTAAGGCCTACACGAATGTATTCTTGTTCATCACTCATTTACGGCATCCTTTCCATACTTATCTAATGTTTGTTGCGCTGCATGCCAAGCACCTAAGTCATTCATTGAGGGAATAAGTCCTTCTTTCATTCTTTCTTTTTGTTCAGAATATTCTTCTTCGCTAATTCTTGTAAGTCCAGGAACAAAAACTGCTTTGCCTTCTCCATCATCACCATAATGCATGGCAGCCTTTCTTAGTTCCGCAATCTTGGATAAGTCGCCACGATCTGAGGGAATATTTAAAATTGAACCAGTGTCGTCTGTAAACCATTTACCGTTAGATTTTTTATAAACATAAAGGCCCCAGTCATAATGTTTATCTATTACTTTACGACGAACATTTTTTACATAGGGTTGACCAGTTTTTGGGTTAATTAGTGATTCCATAACCATAAGTATATCAGACTATACTGGTGTAGCGACAGTGCTTGACCATTCTATGCCTGAATATATCTTTAATGTTTCAGGTTGATAAATTAACCCTTCTCCGTCATCAATAATAATCTTATTAGTTCCTATATAAGTCTTATAAATGTCTAATGGGTTAATTCCATAAAATTCTGAAGAGCCTATTACCAACATACCTTCCCAAGTAAAGTTATTTAACCAATACTGCCAGTCAAAAGTAGTAATTCCATCTGTCAATACTTTATACCAAGGTCTAAACGTTCTACTTTCAACCTCTTGTAAACTATTTGCCTGATAGTAGGCAATATTATTAAATAAGGCTGGGCCAGTTATATTTATGCTACCCAGGTAGGAGTTATAAACAAGGGATGTTATAAAAGATATACCAATAGCAGACCATTCTTTAAGTGATAAAACTGGCTCTCTTACAAGGTTTCCATTTAAATAAAAAGCAACCCCATTAACTGGAACCCCATTTTCATTTAAAACAAAAACCTTTGCTCTATTTAAATCAACACTATTGGCCTGTATATAAAATTTTAATATGCCATCTTTATGATTAATTTCAAATATTTCTGTAGCGGTTTCTGGAAAAGTATCCTGATCGTATCTTAACCATAACTGCATAGCGCTTACTTTATATGAAGTTGCTAGTTCTTTATTAATTGGAAGAGATAGTCCACGATTTTCTAAAATATTAAACTCTCCACGGACCTCTAGTCCAGAGGTTTTAGTTAAATATAAATATGGAGTACTTTCTTTATATATGCTAAATGGATTTTTTGACTTATAGTCAAAATATATTCCATTTTTCTTATATGGAAATAAATCTACACCAAATCTTGTTCCAACTGGATTAGATGAATTGTCATTAAATGTTTGTGATGCCAATTGTAATTTATTTAACAATATTGGTTTAGTTAAGATACCACGACTATTGAACTCAAGACTATATACAATCGCAAGATTATTAAAGTCTTCTGTTTTTATAGGATAAATCAATGTATTGTTTAAAACTTCAAATCTTGTATTTTTCCAATTTTCATAATTATTTATGTCAAGAATTTTGTATTGATTTAATGTTTGCTCATTTGCAAAAGATGTTGGAATGTTGGCCCCATCAAAAACATATTGAAAAGTAATATAACTTTTTATTTGTGCTCCAGTTGTGTCATAATAATATCCAGTACTGCCAGATTCTTCTATTAATGTTGTGGTTGTTGGGTATCCTAAGTTAAACTGTAAAAAATCTAAATCGTAGTATTCTTCGCCATCTTTATTTTTTACAAATTGTGCAAAATAGGAAAGTGGTAAATAGTCTTGCCAATATCCAGCAACTCCTATATCTAAAAAATATCTTTCATATGCTTCGGAAGGCAAGAGCGTATAACTTGCTGTATGAGAAATTAATGTTGATCCATGATCTAAAACAACAATTCCATTTTCATCAAAACTATTTGATATTTTAGAAGAATTATTTGTACTACAAATACCAATAGAATATATTCTTCCAGTAAATGGGTAATCTCCAGAATTTTCTCCACCGACATACATTTTTAAAGAGTTTTGATTTCCAAAAAAAGAACTTACATTTCCACCAAAACTATCAGATAAATTTCTTAAATTAAAACCCACTGTAAAAATAGTATTTGCAGTTATCGGATCCGATGTAAATAATAATTCAGTGTTTTCACTATAGGTTAAAGAGTATTTAATTTCATCAGCATCTTTAACAATAGAAAAATAGTTTCCAGTTACAGAATCATATATTTTAAACAATACCTCTTCGGAAACAAGATTATGGGAACTAAAAACACCATAAAAACTATCAACCTGGTTTGCCAAAACATTAAACTTATCAAAATTAATATAAGTATTTTTAGAATTCCAGGTATTATTTGGTCTAAAAGATAAAAATTTATTTTCAATAAATGGACCAGATTCGTTATCCTGTATGTTTTGATTATCTTCGTATAACTCTTCTAATGTTTTTCCATCTAAAAAGATTTCAGGCAATGAGTACTCTGGTGTTCTTAAACTTGTTGTAGTTGTTATTAAATTATCAAAACTTCCTTGATTCCATCCTGCAAAATCTGGATAGTTGTAGTTTGCTGTATAGTTGGCAAATGGATAGTCTACAAATGCGGTTGTTCCTCCATACGCTGAGTTAATGCCTTCTGGAGAAATAACGCCCTGTCCATACACCCATCTACGTTTTGCTACTGTAATTGGAATTTGATATGAATAAATTGCAACACAGTCAATTTCAAAAGGGTATACATTTGTATCTGCATAAAATCCCAACCAGTCTTGACTATCTCCATTGTTATCAAGTTCTTCTGGTAAAGAAAGACTACCTGTATCTAATGATAAAGATAATACCTCTTCTCCATTCACTAACAGTGATGCTGAATTTCTAATTAAACGAATATGAATAAGCATTGGCCTAAGCCATTCACCAACGAAATGAGAAGCAAACTGATTTCCAATAACTAATGTTAAAAATCCATCTTCAACATATAATCCATCATTAGACCCAATCGGTCCAAAAATTTTAAATGGTACTGACGTATTTACTGCTATTCTTGCCCAAAATTCAATTGTATAGTCGTTATACTGTCCTTTTTTATTTAAAAATCCTTTGCCTGGAATAATTAAAGATGCATCTGTGCTTGGCTCTAATCTTGTTGCTCCACTTGCACCGTAAACTAATGGAATTCCTGTATTTTTACACTTTAGCCCACCATCTGTAATATAATATCCAGAATCTTCTGCTATTCCGTATGCTTGTGCTTCTACGGCATCCAAACCACCATAAATGCTTATTGTTGATGGAACCGTAGTTTCTGTTATTCCATTTAAAGAATATGTATTAAACTCTTCATTCCATTGCCCTAAAGTAATTCCATTAAAGTAAAATTGATTATCTTGTGGCCCTGCCGATCCTTCAAATACTTTTATTTTAAAAACAATTCTTAGTTGTGCTGACACATTTGGTATTTCAAAAGTTTCAGAAATAAATCCCCATTTTTGATAAAGTGTGCTTGTATATGTTTTTAAGTTTTGTACTATTGTAGATGTATCTGGATCAGTGTATTCATAACCTATAGAAACATTTTGTAAAAAAACACTATTTGAATAAAAATATGATCCTATTGTAAATGTTCCAAGGTTTTCAAATGTATTAAAATTTAAAATATTTGGACTAATAATTGATGCTTCAAGTGTTTCTGATACTGGAACATCAACCTCAATTAAGGTTAAAGTGCTGTTCGGAAATGGTTCTTTTAGTGAAGAAGATTCTAAAGTTGCAGTTGCATCTGTTACTGTCCAAGAATTATGGATTTCACGATTTGACTCAGAAATTAAACTTTTATAGTCAAGTGTATCGTCTAATGCCCACAAAACTAGCGGATGCTCTGAATATATTTTTTCTGCATACAAATTTGATGGGGTAGACATATTTCTCCTATCCCCTTATTATAGCAGGATGGGAACTAATATAATTTAATCTCACATGCGTCTGTTGAACAGTATTTTTCAGACTCTGCATCAAGATTATCTTTACCATCATAAATAGCAGACCAGTCAATTTTGCCAATTGTGCCAACATATGAGTTATATTCTTCTCTTGTTATTTGAGTATATGGTTGTTGTGGATATGTCTGGTTGCCCATTGGTAAAAATGATACTGCCTTTAACTGCCCTTCGTACATATGAAGTGCTGGAGCAATATGCTTAGATTCTGACTCTTTGTCAAAAGAAAGAGTTACAGATACGCCATTGTCAGACCAATATTTTTGAGCGGTAGCAGCCAAACCAATCTTTTCAAAAAGACTTACATCCTTTTCAGATCTTGGATGTCCAGATGCTACTGGGAAATATACTACTGAGGTGTTTGCTGATACTAGGTCATCTTCAATTTTATACCCTGCCGCTTTAAACAAATGTAACATTGGGTCTGTATTACCAAACCTAATAGCACGAAGATAGAATGCTCCTCCAGGACCCCAATGAACTCCAGGTGTTGCACCAGAAAGCAATGACACAGAGCCAGAAGGTTTGACGGTAGTTACACGAATTGATTCACGTACACATAGCCACTCTGAGTATGAATGATCGTATGAACGAATCTTTTTATACCCTTCGTCCATCCATTCACGAATTACTGGCATACCTTTTGTATCTGCAAATGATGCAATACCAGTTAGAGATGTTCCAATGCGACGGTTGCGTTGCATAATTCCATTTGTGGTTTGCCAATGTGTTGGCATTAATGTAACAGTCTTACCATATAAATATGCAAACTTTAATGTACGAAGAAAATCTTCTCTGTCTTCATGACGATTTAAATGAACTTCTACGAGAGTGCATAGTTCATAACTTTCTAAAGGTTGTTCAGCGCAAGGATTGAACCCCATAACACGAGAATCTTTATAGTCTGCAGGATCTGCTAGTCTTCCATAATCTCTAGCAACGTCTAGCC